TGCTAATGCAAATGTAAACGTTACAGGAACTCAAATAAATATAACAGAGGGGTTAGCTGGAGCTGTAATAACTGCCAATGCAAATGTAAATGTAACTGGGTCTCAGTTAAATTTTGTAGCTGGTTCTGTTACCGCTGGCTTGTTAATAGAAGTACCAGTTACAGGTTCACAGGTAAACTTTACTATTGGCAACGAAATACCAACTGGAGACGCTAATGTTTCAGTTACAGGTTCCCAAATCAATTTAACAGCAGGTCAAGTAACATATGCTGCTGGTTATAATGTTACAGGATCTCAAGTAAATTTTAACACAGGTCAAGTAATTATTACAGGAAGTGCAATTGTAAATGTTACTGGAATTAGGTTGAATTTGACGGTAGGATCTGTTAATATTCAAGCTTGGGCAGAAGTACAAACAGGGGCTTCTAATATTTGGACTCCAGTTGACTTAGCTGCTTAAATGTATTATTTAAATAAAATATAGGAGCATAAATGGCATCAAGTTATTCTACAGACCTCAAGATAGAACTAATGGTCACTGGCGAAAATGCTGGTACCTGGGGTGATAAAACAAACGACAATTTAGACGTAATTGAACAGGCGATTGCTGGCTTTAAACAAGTAAGTATTGCAGGTGGAGCTCAAACAACAAATTTATTAATTAATAACTCACCAGACATTGCAACTTCGGATGCAAGAAATGCAGTTATAAAATTATCTGGAACAATAACAGGAAATCAAATCGTTACAGTTCCAACAGGAATTACAAAAACATATATAGTACAAAACGGCACAACAGGTGCTTTCACAGTACAATTTATTCAAGCAGGCGGAACAGGAACAACTTTTTCCACAACTGATAAAGGTATTAAAATTTTATTCGCAGATGGTACAAATATCAACGCAGTTGATTTAAGTACATTATCTGGAACAATTGCGACAGCTCAGATCGCAGATCTTGCAATTACATCTTCTAAACTTGCTTCATTTGCAGTCACATCTGCAAGACTTGCATCATTTGCAGTAACATCTGCAAAACTTGCAACGAATGCTGTTACAGCTATTAAAATTACACAATCAACAATTACACAATCTAAACTTGCATCAAATTCTGTAGGATCAGATCAGTTAATCTCAACTGGTGTTACAGCTGCATCTTACACAGCAGCTTCTATTACAGTTGACGCGGATGGTCGTATCACTGCTGCATCTTCTGGATCAGCAGCTGTTAGGACTGGTTATGAAATTAAATTAGCTGTAAACGGGCCATCAACAGGAACGTACACAGCTAGTCCGGGTGTAACTAGAATTGTAGCTTTTATGGCAGGAGGTGGTGGAGGAGGAAACTGTTCATGTTTTATGGGGGGAGTAGGTGGCTCTGGTATTTTTTATAAAACTATAACTCAACCTTTTTCTCAACCGTATGCTGTGGGTGGAGGTGGTGGGACTAATGCTTCTGGAGGAGCTACAAGTATAACAAATGTTGGAGTATCTAATGGGGGTGCTGGTCCTCCTGGAAATTCAGCCACAGGCGCATCACCAGGAGCAGATTTTGCATTTAATGGAGGAAGTCAAACTGTTGCTTATACTAATAAACAAATTCGAGAAGCTTTTTTTTCACCTGGTACCAGAAATTTGGGACCTGGAGACGGTGGCAGCTTGTATGTTTATGAAAACGTAAATACATAATTTCTATATGAATTTTTATATCTTATTTACAGAACAGGGATTTTTGTACAAAATAGCAGATTCTAATGAAGAGAAAAATATCTTATCAAATAATTTAGCTGCTTTTTATAAAATAGAAACAACGGAAGATGTTTTTAATGGAATAAAATTACAAACTTTAGATGTAAAATATTTAAACAATAATGTTGTTACATCAATTCTTAATCCTAAAATATTAAATAAAAATAATTTTGACAATATTCTCAATAGTTATAAATCATCTATAAGTGCATGTTTAAACAACTATCCTTCCTATATTTTTTATGAAAAATGGAATTCTTATTTAAATATATTAAATAATATAGACACATCAAACATTGTTTTTCCATTAAATATGAGTTTAACTTCATATATATTAAATGAGGGTCATTCAGTCCCTTCACTATTACAATTACCATAAATAATTTTACTTTTAAAGTAAAATACATTATAAAATGGTAAAATGTTTAGTAATATAATTGAATTTCTAGCACCCCAAGTTTATTTAGAAATTAATGATAATGAAACTTATCCATCCCCAACTAAAATTAATTTGCCAGAATGGTACAAAAAAATTATTACTCTTCCTAGTAATAGGACTGTAAAAAGTTGTGTACCTTTTTTAGATACATTAACTTCTGGGTATCTTCTTAAAATGCCTGTTGATTTATATATTGAGCACAACACTAAAACAAATAATTTAAATCAAAATAATGCATCGCAATATGCGGAAGCTTTTAATGCAGAAAGCTATTATAAAAATAATTTTATAAATATAAATTTTCAAAGTCAATTTCATGCTCCTCATCAATTACAAGAATCACCATTGTTAGAAAAAAACAAATCTTTAGCAATACATAAAATAATGAATCCATGGATAATAAAAACTCCAAAAAATTATTCTTGTTTATTTGTTCCACCACTTAATAATGCTGACGACAGGTTTTCAATTATACCAGGGATTGTGGACACCGATACTTGGAATATGCAAATAAACTTTCCAATATTAATAAATGGAGATAAGTATCCTACACTTGAAACTACGATTAAAAAAGGCACTCCCTACGTTCAAATCCTACCATTCAAGAGAGAAAGTTGGAAAATGAAAATATCTTCACAGAAAAGATCAGATTTTATAAAAAATATATTAAAATTTCATTTAAATTTTTCTAGCTACAAAAATCATTTTTGGAATAAAAAATCATGGAAATAAAAAATTTTGTAAAAATTTATGATGAAGTTTTACCTTGGAATGTACTTTCGAATTTAATTCGTTTTGCAAACATTTCTAAATTTCAAGAGACAAAAATAGGAGGAGGAGAAAATAATAGAACTGATTTTAATATACGAAGAACGTATACACTTGCTTTATCCAATTTAAACAATTCTATTTCAAATGTCCATTGGTTTAATTTATTGCATTATTTTTTTAATATAAATTTAAAACAATATAAATTTGATGCAAATATTTTAGATTATGATTACAAAAATATTTTTGATATTGAAATTTTAAAATATGAAGATTCAGGTTTTTACACTTGGCATGTAGACCATTTTGCAGATATTCCTAGAACTATAAGTTGTATATTACTTTTAAATAATGATTACGAAGGTGGCAACCTTTGTTTTAGAAATCCAGATGGGTCTGGAGAATGGGAAGTAGAAGTTAAACCAAATAGAATGATTATTTGGCCAAGTAATTTTTTATATCCCCATACGGTTAAACCAGTAACGAAAGGAAAAAGGTACTCAGTTGTAGCATGGGCACTCTAAACTATAAAATAACAGATAACTTTTTGGAAAAAGAAGTTTTTTATAAATTTCAAAAGGAAATATTTGATAACCCTAACATCCCTTGGTTTTATAAAGATTCTCAAACAACAGTTTCAATAAATGATATAGATGACGTTGGTTATTTTTCGTTAAATTTTTTTCATAATATTACAAATGGTTATAATGAGTTTAATTATTTTTTATTTAAAATATATGAAAAATTAAATTGCCAAGCATTAATAGAATCAAGAGCAAATTTATTTCTAAAACAAAAAGAAAATCAAAAATTATATTTTCACACAGACAATAAATTTAAATCTAAAACAGGAATATTATATATGAATACTAATAATGGCGCTACTATTTTAGATATAGATCAAAAAATAAAAATAGATAGTATTGAAAATAGAATGCTTGTTTTTGATTCACAAATAAGTCATTGTGCGTTAGTACAATCAGACACTAAAAGAAGAATTTTAATTAATATAAATTATTTTTAATATGAATACTATAAAAAATTTAAAATATAAATTAATAGAAAACTTTTTAACACAAGAAGAAATTAAATTACTTAAAGATTATTGTAGAATTAGACATAGATTAAATTTTAATTCATTTGATTTTCGACAAAATGATAATGGAGATACTTTTTTTTATGGAGATCCCATAATGGAATCATTAATGGTTAACAAATTAGAATTAATGCAAAAAGAAACTGGATTAGAATTATTATGCACTTATGCTTACTGGAGAATGTACACAATAAACGCTGATTTAAAAAAACATAAAGACAGACCAGCATGCGAAATAAGCGTTACAGTTATGATCGGGTCTGATAAAACACCATGGCCAATTTACATGAATGGAACTGAAATAAATATGGAACCAGGAGATGCAGTAATTTATTTAGGTTGTGAAATAGAACATTGGAGAGAAGAATTTAAAGGAGACTGGCATGCACAATGTTTTTTACATTATGTTGACAACAACGGCTCAAATAAAGAATGGTTTAAAGATAAAAGAAAATTATATGGAACTAATAAATGAAATTTAAACAATATCCTGATGGTTCTTGTGATTTAGAATTTTCTAAGGAAGAAATACAAATAATTAACAAAAAAGAAAAACTATATTTCAGTGATGTTATGTTTAGACATTTTGGTAATGAATTAGTTTCAATGGTAACAACTTGGAACGAAAAATTTAATGAAGAAACAAAAAATAAAATGACTTTTAAAAATACAAAAATAGAAGGTAAATGAAATTAACTGAAAATCTTTTTTTTTCTACACCTATTTACCACGCTAATCACAAAGAGTGGGTTGATAAATTAAATATGTTATGTGATCCTTATATAATAGAGGCAAAAAAAGAAAGTACAAATTTATGTAAAAAAGTTTATCATTCTCAATCTTTAATTGGAGACAGTAATTTTAAAGAATTTTTAGATTATATAAATATTAATGTTTTTAATATATTAAATAATCAAGGATTTGATCTTACCAATTATACATTATTTACAACTGAATTATGGGTTCAAGAATTTACAGGTTTGGGTGGAGGTAATCATTCTTCACATATTCATTGGAATGGTCATGTATCAGGATTTTATTTTTTAAAGTGTTCTGATAAAACATCACATCCAGTTTTTCATGATCCCAGATCTGGAAGAATGATGAATTTATTGCCCCAAAAAAATGAGTATGAAATGAGTTTATCTTCTTCATCCATTCATATTAAACCTCAACCAGGAGATTTTATTTTTTTTAATTCATACCTAAGTCATGAATTTCCCATAGATTTTGGAATAGATCCTTTTAGATTTATACATTTTAACATTCAAGCTTTTCCTAAACAGCTAATAGATGGTAATACAAAAAAAATAAATGATTCCCAAAATAATTCATCAGACAGCTTATTCTAACAAAGATGAATGGCACCCTATTTGGAAACATTGTCAACAATCTACTTTAAAACATTTTAAAGATTTTCAATATAAATTTTGGGACGACAATAGTTTAGATAATTTTGTTAAAGAAAAATATCCTCAAATTTATGAAGAGTATAAAAATTTTTCAAAACATATAATTCAATTAGATTGTGTGCGGTATTTGTTGTTACATTACTATGGTGGGATTTATATTGATATGGATATTTATTGTTATAATAATTTTTTTGATGAATTAGATAAAAATATTTATTTAGTTGAATCAATTAACGATGAATTAGTACAAAATTCTTTAATGGCCTCTATTCCTAATCACCCTTTTTGGATAGATTGCTGTGAATTAACTATAAGGAGAGAGAAAAAAATTAAATTAAAAACAAATTTTAGTGATTTATCAAAAAAAGAAGCCGATGAGAGTGATTATTTAATAAAGTTTATATCAGGCCCATTAATGTTATCGGATTGTTTAAAAAAAACTAAACATTCTATTGGCATACTTCCACACAGATATTATAATCATGAACCATTAACTTATAGAAAAGAATATAAAACAAAACACATGCAAAGCGGTATGTGGGGCAAAGAAATTAAACATAATTTCGATTCTGCTGAAATTAAATATAATTTAAACTTATCTTTAGAAGAGTATCATAAATACTCATATAAAATGAAAACATCTATAGATTTAAACAATTTTGATTTTTATAAAGATTATTCAAGTATTTAAACTCATTGATATATAGAGTATAATGGTTTATGCCTTTAAGAAAAATACCAGTTGCACCAGGATTTGATAAACAAGATACTGCATCTCAAGCGGAAGGTCGCTGGATAGATGGAGATAATGTACGTTTTCGTTACGGAAACCCTGAAAAAATAGGGGGTTGGTCAGAGATATTAGCAGATACTTTAGTTGGTGCTGCTAGAAATCAATGGATATGGGCAGATTTAGACGGCAATAGATATGCTGCAATAGGCACTAATAAAATACTTGTTATTTACTTTGAAGGTGCATTTTACGATATTACACCATTAGACACACCATTAACTTCTTGCACATTTAACACAACTACAGGATCTGCAACAGTTACAGTTAACAAAGCTGGTCATGGATTATCTGTTGGAAGAATAGTCAGGTTTAGTTCTATTACTCCACCAACAGGTTTTGTATTAGCTGATTTTACAAATGCTTTTGAAGTTCAGACAACACCTACATCAGGTACATTTACAATTACCATGCCTTTAGTTTCATCTGGTACTGCATCTGCTTCTGGATCTGCAACTTGTAATCCTTATTTTGAAGTAGGTCCATTTGGTCAAACTTATGGATATGGTTGGGGTACTTTTAATTGGAGTGGATTTAGTTCAACTGTCACTCAAACTGCAATAAATCAAGGCGGAGGAATAGACAATGCAGTTACAACTATTCCAGTAGATTCTACAACAGGATTTGCAACAACTGGAACGATATTAATAGGGTCAGAATTAATTACTTACTCAGGCAAAACTGCAACAACTTTTACAGGTGCTGGCAGAGGAACAAATGGCACAACTGCTGCAGCTCACGCAGACAATGCAGTTGTATATGATGCATCCACTTTTGTTGGTTGGGGTATAGCTTCACAAGTCCAAACTTCAGTAAGATTAGATCCTGCAAACTGGTCGTTAGATAACTTTGGTCAAATATTAATAGCAACAATGCATAATGGTCCTACATTTACTTGGAACCCTTCAAGTGGTTTGACCACAAGAGCAGTTATAAATGCTTCAATGCCTCAAAGATCTGTTATGACTATAGTATCAGATAGAGATAGACATTTAATACACCTTGGAACTAATGAAACGTTACCAAGTGGGGCACAAGATAAAATGCTTATAAGATTTTCAGATCAAGAAGATTTTAATGTTTATGCTCCAACTTCAACTAATACTGCAGGTACGTTTAGATTAGATGCTGGAACTAAAATAGTCGCAGCGGTGCGAGCAAAAGATTATATATTAATACTTACCGATGATGCTGCTTATTCAATGCAGTTTGTAGGTCCACCTTTTACATTTAGTATTAGGAAAGTTGGGTCTAATTGTGGTTGTCTTGGTCAACATGCAGTGATCTTTGCACAAGGTATTGTGTTCTGGATGGGTGATTCTGGAGGGTTCTTTGCATTTGATGGTACGGTTGTATCTGTGCCAAGTTTAGTTGAAGATTTTGTATTCTCAACAACAGGTGATAATTTAGGTATTAATTATGATGCGAGTGAAACAGTATTTGCAGCTCATAATAGCTTATTCCAAGAAATAATGTGGTTTTATACCAAAGCAAATTCTACTGAAGTAGATAGAGTTGTAACATATAATTATGGTGAAAAAGTTTGGACAACAGGCACTATGTCTAGTGCAACAGCTGGTTCTCAATCTAGAACAACATGGTCAGATGCAGCAATCTATGATCATCCTCATGCAACTAAATATATCGCGGCAGCCACGCCAACATTCCCTATAGTAAATGGTGTATCAGCAGGTGCTTCTGTTTATTATGAACATGAAGTAGGGGTAAATGAAGTAGCAAGTACAGGGGTTGAGACAGCAATACCAGCAAACATTAGATCAGGGGATTTTGATTTAGATGTAGATGGAGATGGAGAATATTTCTTATCTGTTAAAAGATTTATACCTGATTTCAAAACATTAGATGGTGATTGTAAAGTAACATTGTTTTTAAGATCTTACCCAGCAGATACTACAGTTGCACAAGGAGAGACTTTTATAGGTCCTTTTACTGTTAATTCTAGCACAGACAAGATTGATACGCGCGGGCGCGCAAGACTAGCTAGTATTAAGATAGAAAATGATGCTGTAAATACTAATTGGCGATATGGTATTTTTAGAG